CAGAGTTCCTTAAAGAGTATAAAGTATACAACTTAGACATCGGCGCTATGCTTGCTGGCAGTAAGTATCGCGGAGACTTTGAAGAACGCTTTAAATTAGTACTACAAGCACTACAAAAGCAAGGCAAAACTATTATGTTTGTTGACGAAGCACACATGATGAGTGGCGCTGGAGCAGGTGGCGGCAATAGTTCAAATGATCTTGCTAATATGTTAAAGCCTGCACTAAGTAAAGGCGACTTAAAAGTTGTTGCTTCGACTACATGGGAAGAGTATCGCAAGTACTTCGAAAAGGATCGTGCATTGATGCGTCGATTCCAGCGTGTTGTAGTAGGTGAGCCTAGTAAAGAAACAACTACAGAAATTCTCGAAGGTATTAAGAAGTATTACGAAGAATATCACGGTACTACTATTACAGAAGGCGCTATAGCAGCAGCAGTAAAACTTAGTGTAAAGTATCAGAGTGATAAGAAGCTTCCTGACAAAGCTATTGACTTAATTGATGTTGCGTGTTCACGCTTTAAAGTTAATAATGATACTTCGGAAGAAAAGATTGTTACTGAAGAAGGTATTCAATTCGAACTTGCTAAGATGCTAGACTTGCCTACGGATCAAGTTGCAGAACGTGAATCAGCTAATCTTGCTAATCTTGAAGAGAATATTAAGAAAGTTGTTTACGGACAAGATACTGCAATTGAACAAATTGTAGATAAGATACTTGTTAGTCAAGCAGGGCTTAAAGCAGACGATAAGCTAGTAGGTGCGTTTGTGTTTATGGGTCCAACAGGCACAGGTAAAACTGAAACAGCCAAAGCACTTGCTAGTCAACTTGGTGTAAAACTTGTACGTATTGATATGAGTGAATACATGGAGAAGCACAGTGTAAGTAAGCTAATTGGTTCACCTCCAGGCTATGTAGGACACGAAGAGAACGCAGGTATCTTAATTACTAAGCTACAAGAGTCACCTAACTGTGTATTACTGTTGGATGAGATCGAAAAAGCACACCCAGATGTTGCACAAATCTTGTTGCAAGTAATGGATAATGGTAAGCTAACTGGTAGCAACGGCAAGGAAGCAGATGCTCGAAACTGTGTACTAATTCTTACTACTAACTTAGGTGCTAAGGATGCTGAGAAGAATACTATTGGCTTTGGTAAGGATAGTGATCATGTGTACGAAGATAAAGCACTTAAAAAGTACTTTAGTCCAGAGTTCCGCAATCGTTTAGATGGTGTAATTACATTTGCAAGTCTTGGTAAGCCTGTTATGATGAAGATTGTTGGTAAGTTCCTTGTTGAACTTAAAGACATGGTCAAAGACAAGCACATTGACATTACTGTTAGTGACGAAGCACTTGATCATTTAGTTGATGAAGGCTTTGATCCTAAGATGGGTGCAAGACCACTACAGCGTGTTATTGATAGAGACATTAAGCGTCCGTTATCAAAGCAAATCTTGTTCGGTGATCTAAAGAATGGCGGTAAAGTTACTGTTGACTTTAGAGACGGAGAACTAGTACTAGATTGTGTCAAAGAGCTCCAAGTTGAAACTGCTTGAGTCGCGCAAACTGTTCTTTTCGGAATACCTTTATAAATTGGTATTCCGGAATGAACTTAACTCCATTTTTAGATCTGACTTACAAAAGAAAGAAAAGTTAAGTTACGCAAGGAGAGAGCTTGATCGCCTTGCTGAAGATTATCGAAACAACTTTCCTTTATTTAAAAGAGCATGGAGGACTGATATTCCTATTGCAAATAACGATTACTTTGATGCAATGACACTTTATTCTGCACTAAAAAATTCTAATGAGTACAAACTAAGAATAGATCCGTATTCGACAATTACGCTATTTTCCAATAATAGAGAATTCCTTTTAACTCTTGGCAACAAACTTAACACAACGGCTGTTAAATTCTGGGAACCTAATGTTGCATATATAGAACTTCTTAAAAGTAAAACTAAAATTCAAATTGTTGACGAAGTGCCAAAATTACCATTAAAAGTTTGGTTTAACAGCACACGGGTTAATAAGGATTTTGCAAATTGGCTACGTGCTAACGATGATAAATGTAAAATAGGCAAAATTGCTCTAGAAAGTTTAGAAAGTTATGGATATTTAAATGGTCTATACATTTATTTAAGAGATGAAAAGGTATTGAGCCTTGTAACAATACTAGCTGGCGCAAGTATTAGGTCAGTAGATAAATTAGTATACAGCGGCGATATTGATAAATATTAGTATGGCAGCTAACAGTGAAATAATTTTATCAACTAATACACACCCAGGGGATAGTACAGTTACGACTGTCACTGGAACAAATTTTAAAGGTGACGGTTACTACGGACGTAGTGACGGATTGCACAGCGTACAGTACACCTACAGTGGACTAACAGGTACAATAACTATACAAGGCACCCTTGCAGTTACTCCTGTAGAAGCAGACTGGTTTGATGTACATACATATGCAGCAACAGAAGAAACAGCAAGTAAAATTGCAAGTTTTACTGGCAATTATGTATGGGTTAGAGCCAAAGTAGTTTATACTGACGGCACAGTTAGCTCAGTAACACTAAATCATTAAGGTAGACAACATGGAACACTTTGTAAGAGTAATAATGGAAAAGCAAGAGTCAGCATCACAGCTAGACGAATCAATCTTTCCAGGTACTGAGCTATATGAAACAGCGCAAGGAGCTACTGTATATCAAATACCACTTTCTCGTCAATTAAGCGAACAGGAATCAGACGAGTATGCAGACCGTCTTGCTAATCTTATGTTTGAACAAGGCTACGAAGACTTCGATATCGAAGTTAGTTCAGATGCAGAAGAAATTGACGAAGAAACATATGACGATGATGACGAGTTTTATGCACAATACGGTGAAATGTGGTACAACGATGACGACATCATGGACGAAGCAGAATATCAAGGACGCACAGTTAAACTAGGCAAGCCTATGCAAGGTGATGTTAAGAAGTTTAAGGTGTATGTTAAAGATCCTAAGACAGGTAATACTAAAAAAGTAAACTTTGGACACGGTGGAAGCAGTGTTAAAGGTAAAGCTATGAAGATTAAAAAGAATAACCCAGGCGCACGAAAGAGTTTTAGAGCAAGACACAATTGTGATAATCCAGGACCGCGTACTGGCGCGAGATATTGGAGTTGTAGGGCTTGGTAATGCATTATACTATCTATAAAATAACTAATCATAGTAGAACAACTAAGCACGTATAAGAAAATGGAAGTGGTAATATGAGAATAGATGAATTTGCAGCGCCAACTAACGACAGTTTGCCATTTGATGTAGCAGATGATGTTGCTATCTTCATGCGTAACGATCCTATGTTTTATCGTAAGCAGTTATTTCCTGCTATTATGAATATGAAAGATCGGCACGATGCAGGTGACGAGTGTGTTGCTGAAGATTGTTTAGGCGAAGTATGCGGTAATGCAATGGAAACATATTGTAAAAGGTTTCAGCTTGGCAAACCAGAAAATGTTTTTAGAGATGAAGACAAAGGTCTAATAATTAATAAAATCTTCGGCGAAGAAATGAAAATGATTAAAGACGGAGCATATTAATGTTTATTAGAGACTTATATGAAGCTCCGGCAAAACGTATTGTAGCAGTCATGCCTGGTGGATTTCATCCGTTTCATCCTGGGCATAAAAGTCTTTATGATTGGGCGGTAAAAACATTCGGACAAGGCAATGTTTATGTTGCTGCAACTAACGATACCGCAGCTAGACCTTTTCCATTTGATGTAAAGAAGAAACTAGCAGGCATGGCAGGTGTTCCCGAAAGCAATTTCATACAAGTCAAGTCACCTTTTAATGCTATGAGCTACCAAGATATTGTAGATGATACTACTGCACTTGTATTTGTACGCAGTCAAAAAGACAAAGCTGAACATCCTAAGCCAGATCAAACTAAGAAGAATGGCGAGCCAGGATATTTAAGAACATACACAGGCAAAGATTTAAACTCATCTGATGAAATGGGATACATGGCATATGGTCCTACTATTAACTTTGACTTTAGTGGCATGCAAATCAAGAGTGCAAGTGAATTACGTGCAACTTGGCCCAATATGAGTGATGAAGACAAACATAAAGCTGCTGCTCTTATGTACGGTAATGGACACGATGAAGCAGTACAGTTACTCGACAAAGCCCTTGGCGGTTCTGATGCACCAGTCGAAGAAGATGGCACTGACGGAGTTACCGGGCAAACTGTAAGGGCCATGGCAAGATTAAAAGCTCGTTATCCACACGCAGACTCGGATTTAGAATTAATGTTGGCAGCAATTACTGATAACAAAAATTTAATTAAAGCAACTGATTTTGATAATGACGAAGAGGCAGATGACCTTGCTGCTCGTTTAGACAAAATAGAAAAAACAGTAAAAAATATGAAAAGTAAAAAAGAGTCAGTTAAAGAATCTGATGTTGTAGTAGATAAAGTTTCACTTGTTCCTTATATTAAAAATTTAATTATGGACTACTTAGACAAAGAACAAGATGTTGAAAAACTATCCAAACTATTAAAAATGATGGTAGGTAGAGAAATTAAAACACGTGGCGGCAAGCGTTATACTATCACACGCGAAGATATCTCTCTAGCTTTACGAAAAAATGGATGAACTAGAGCGCATAAAGCAACTTGCAGGTGTAAACGAATTTAAAGGTTACACAGAGTACACTCTAGAAAACATTAGTGACGCTGCTGCAAGCAATGTCAAACAAATGAAATCAAAAAACATCAAGCCCGGCGATAAAGAATGGTTCGAACTATGGTTTGGCCTTCCAAAAATGACAGGTGAGAATGTGCCTAAAGGATTTAGAGGACGTAAGTAATGGGTTTAAGAAATTGGTGGAAAAGAGTTACACGGGAAGAGTATCAACTTATTATCACTGTTCCTGATGAAGTTACTACACACAAAGATGGTATAAGGACCGAAAAGTTTAGAGAAAGACAATACGCAGCTAAGAAAATAATTAAAGCTTCGCCTAAACTGTTTGTATTCAACGACTTAAAAGATCGCAGACATGAAATTAAGTTTTTAAAGCCTGTAGATTTTCATATAATAAAGATTTGGTAACATGAAAATATCTGAAATAACAGAAGGCGTTGGCCGCATCACTAAACAGAACCAAACACACGATGTTGGTCCTGATGAAGTTACAAAGCAAGCTGCTAAGTTTGGCAATAAAGTAGACAAAGACGGACGTCCGCCTACGCTAAGTAAAAAAGTAAAAGGTTCTAGTACTAACGTAATGTTTAACTTAGGGATGACTGAAAACTTTGCTGATGGTAAGAAGCCAGGGCGTAAAGGTTTAGCCAAGCGCAGTGGGGTAAATACTAAAGCAAGTGTAAGTAGTTTACGTAAAACTGCAAAGAATAGCAGTGGTGAAAAACAACGCATGGCACATTGGATGGCTAATATGAAAGCAGGGAAAGCGAAAAAGAAATAATGTTTAGTAAGAAATGTAAACAACACCTGCGAGATCAAAATGAAACAGGTTTAGAACATATGTTCCACGCTATTAAGGTAGCAATAAAGTTACAGATACTTATACCGGCGCTGTTAATACACGCTGTGGTACCGGGGCTCTTTACTGATAGAGGCACAACTGTAATTAAAGATATACTGAAGGATAGAAAAGTAAAATGAAAATTAATGAAATATTAAAAGAAGGTGATGTAATACCTTTTAAAAACCCACATTCAAATTTAGACAAAGATGCTCTTGATGCTTGGAATAAAGAACGAAATCAAAAAATGGGACAAGATATGATAAGACTTGCTCCAGAAGTAGTTGAGTATTATAAAGAACTAATAGACCAAAGCAAAGACTCAGAAACAGCAATAGATATAATAGCCTATGATTTTGATATTGACGAGTACGATGTCAAGCGAATGTTACAAGCAGCTGGCACTTTAATTCCTGAAGCTGAAACTGATAAAGATAAGAATAAGCGTCATCGTATGGATTTAGACGATATTGAAAGAGAGATTCGCAAATCAAAAAGTGGCATAGACAAAGACACAGAAGCCCATATTAATAAAAAGCGCAAAGAGCTTGCTTTAAATAAAGCTAAAATGGGCGAAACAACAGAAATGACATCTGCTAGTGTTGCAACTAGTATGGGCGGCGGCAATGGATTTGTCAACGGTGGCATTGGCAGTGAACCTATCAGCCGTGTTACAAAGCCTAAAAAGAAATCCAAAGCAAAGAAGAAAGCATAAATACTACATAATACGTATTGGAGTCACTCACATGAGAGAAAAAGAATTAAGCGAAGAGCATTCGCCAAGTGTTGTAAAGCAAGCCTTAGCTATTGCTAGTAAAATGGGTGGCAACATGACAGGCGCAACGGCAGCTATTGAAAAGCTGAGCCCAGGGTTATCTAAGCATAAACAAGTTGCAGCAGTTTTAAAAAGAGCAAACGAACAAGTTAAAGAAGGTTTAGGCGATGAAGCACATCTAGCTGAACAAGACCATGAAGTACAAATGGCTCGTGCTGAACTTTACAAACTAGCAAAGTATGCTATCAAACTACACGAAATGCTCAAAGGCGTAAGTGAAAGAGACGGCTTAGAAGGCTGGGTACAATCTAAAATTACTAAATCAGCAGATATGATTGGTAGTGTTTATCATCACCTAGAGTATCAAGAAAGTCCAATGGGTGAAGTTACAGAAGCAAAAGATAAAACCTGTTCAGACAAGTGCTGTGGCGCTGATACATTAGCAGAAGATTGCACATGTCCTCCAACTTGTAAGCATTGTAACTGTAATGCAGTATCTGAAACCTACAAAGAATCACTCCAGGCAAAGTTAAAAACTAAACTAGGAAAATAATATTATGTATAAACCAGTAAACGCAGAAGATATATTTGGTGCAGTAGACGGTAATCGTGAAAAGACTGTAATGCAGTCAAATACTATAGCGGCGCCACTAGTAAATTCTCAAACAGAACCTGAAAAGCCCCGAGCACAAATGACTGATGCAGAAGCTATCAGATCAATGGGTGACAGACTTTCAAAGATTTGGGAAGACTAATATGGATTTTGCAGCACTACAACAAAAACTATTTGACTTAGATCCAAGTGATCGAGCAGAAGACTTACGTAGACTAACCGAGTCTGTTGGCAGTGTGCCGCAAGAAAGTGTGCAAACTGAAGAAAACTTCCTGCAGGAAAGTGTAGAAGTACAACAAGGTACTATGCCTGTTGAAGGCGATTACAGTCTAAATGATTTTGCTGCACTGGCAGGAGTTAGATTACCTGATGTGCCGTTGAACGAATCACAAAAAACTGTTAATGAATTGGATGTCGGTGGTGCTTTTAAGCGAGGATGGGACAACCATAATAATTTAGGCGCAGTTGGTGTTGAGAATCCGTTAAAAAGCTTGGGCAAATCAAAACCTAAAGATAAAACTAACGTAGTTGCAAAAAAGCCTTCACAAGCTACATTAAGTACTTTCCTTAAGAAGCATACTGCACAATTGCACAAGATTGCAGCAGATCCTAGAAAATCGAAAAAGTTTGATGATTTTATGGCAAGGATGGCAGAAGATGTACAAGAAGCTCCTAAGCTAAAAATGCCAAAGACTAGAAATCCTGTTGCATCACATGCACAATCGAGTGGTTCTGGTGTACATACAGATCAAAACAAGAAGAAGCAGCCTATGCGTAAAGATAAGCACAAGAAGCAGCTTGATTTTGCAACAGAATCAATTAAAGAAATGCTTTACCGCAAGCTAAACGCTAAAAAGTAACCCTACACAAATAAATCAAATAAAGTCAAGTTTTTACTTGACTTTTTTCACGATGTGCGCTATAATATACTTAACAACATAACTCAACAGGAGAGAACATATGAGCGATCGTACCTACGGTGCAGAAGAAAAGGCAAAACTTGAGCGTCTAGTCCAAGAAGGCGTAACAGTAATGCAAGAGATTGAAGACTTGCAGGGTGGTCTCAAAGACACTGTAAAAGCAGTAGCAGAAGAACTTGACATTAAGGCTTCTTTAATTAACAAAGCAATTAAAATTGGACTAAAACGTGATTGGGATAAGCATGCAGATGCATATGACGATCTTGAAACCCTAGTTGCAACAGTAGGTATTGACAAATAGTGATTAATAAAATTACAGAGTTTTTTAAGAACAGTTACAAGACTAGTCCTGTAGCGTTCTACTGTGAAATGGTAGAAGCAGTGCTGCTAATTAGTGCTAGTGCTGTTCTAACATTTACTATCTTAGATCCTGCTACACGCATCTTTGTACCAATGTATCTAGTAGGTAGTATACTGGGTATTATCAGCGCTGTAAAGCGCCGTGCAGCGTTTGTAATCGTGCTGTGTACTTGGTTTACTATGATGAATTTAATATCATTTATACAATTGTTTATTTTAAACTAACTAAGTATTTTAGAGTCGCTCACTTTAAGAGCAGGTAAAAGGTATGCAGGCCACAATCTGTAAGGAGAATGAATGAGTTACGTAGACGCGATTACCCCCAAACAGAAATTACATTATAATGTTTTTTTATTACAGATTCTCTGTCTAAGGTCTTTTGATACAACTCGCCGAATGTTTTGTTTAGTACGGTATTTACATCGTCTGAATTATATTTTTCAGGATTTCCGTGCCAAAATGAACCATAATACTCGTAAACAGTATTTGATTCGGGATCAAACCCGTCAACAAGATAAGTGTTGTTTTCTATGATTATTTTCTCCTGTCTTAACGGAATATTTAATAAATCTAACCATTCTGTTTCTTTTTTGGAAATATTACCGGGCTTAAGATTTTCTAAACGTAGTTCATACCAGCATGTCGGACAGCCGCCGTTTTTACTAAAGTGCTGTTGGGCAGACTTTAACTTAAATTCTCCGTGGACAGAGCATGATAAAGTTACAGGTTGTTTTGTTCCTTTAAAGCTGCTTAATAACTTATATTTTTCTTTATATAGAGATTTACTTCTGTTTATAAAGTCTTCCTTAGTTAGAGGAAAATTATGAGAGCACTTAGGACACCCTTGTTTTTGATTTTTATGATCGCAAGGTCTTTGAAAAAAACTGCCGTGAAATGGACAAATTATTTCAACTTTTGTAAGTTGACTATTATATTCAACTTTAGTATAATCATATTTGTCGTTGTGAATCTTATTAGATTCACAAATCCAATTGTTTTTTCTATGATTTACAGAATTAGAAAATCTTTTTCTTTGAGCAATAGATTGTTTATTAGACATTTAATTATTCCTGTACGTAGCATCTACGTATGTATTTATCAAAATTATCACAAAAGGAAACCCCACTATGTATGTTGACGCACTGTTCGACCGAGACGCCGATATTATTCGGGCAGTTGAACGCAAAGACGGGAAGAGAACTTTCCGCGAATACCCTGTAAAATATACATTTTATTATAAAGACCAAAAGGGCAAGTACAAAAGTGTGTACGGTGATCCGCTGAGTCGTATTGTGTGCAAAAGCACAAAAGACTTCCGCAAAGAAGTAGCCATTAACAGAGACAAAGAACTGTTTGAGAGTGATATTAATCCTATCTTTCAGTGTTTAAGTGAAAACTATCTTAACCAAGATGCACCTAAACTAAACATTGCGTTTTTCGACATCGAAACTGACTTTGATCCAGAGAAAGGCTTTGCTGATCCTAGTGATCCGTTTATGCCTATTACAAGTATCTCGGTATACTTGCAGTGGTTAGACACAATGGTGTGTATTGCTGTTCCTCCTAAGACACTTACTATGGAGCAAGCACGTAAAGAACTAGAAGGCATTGACAATGTAATGTTGTTTGAGAAAGAAGGCGACATGATCGATACTTTCTTAACACTAATTGAAGACAGTGACGTACTTAGTGGTTGGAACAGTGAAGGATATGATATTCCATATACTGTAAACAGGACTGCAAGGGTATTAAGCAAAGATGACACACGTAGATTCTGCTTGTGGGGACAACTTCCTAAGAAGCGTATGTACGAAAAGTTTGGCAAAGAAAGTGAAACGTTTGACTTAGTCGGGCGTGTACACTTAGATAGTTTGAACTTATACCGTAAGTACACTTATGAAGAACGTCACACATATCGACTAGATGCTATTGGTGAAATTGAAGTAGGTGAAAATAAGACGCAGTACGAAGGTACACTTGACGCACTTTACAACAACGACTTCCGCAAGTTTATTCAATATAACATTCAGGATACTGCACTACTTGACAAGTTGGATAAGAAGCTCCGCTTTATTGATCTAAGCAACGAACTAGCACACAGCAACACAGTGCTTCTACAAACTACAATGGGTGCTGTAGCTGTTACAGAGCAAGCTATCGTTAACGAAGCATGGCACAGAGGCTTACAAGTACCTAATCGTAAAAAGCGCGATGAGGAAGCTACACAAGCTGCTGGTGCATACGTTGCGTATCCTAAAAAAGGCTTGCACAAGTGGATATGTTCAATGGATTTGAATTCGCTATATCCTAGTGTGATTCGTGCATTAAATATGGCTCCTGAAACTGTTATAGGACAGATACGTCCGGATATTAGTGACGCTCGAGTACATGAAGACATGTTCTTAAAGAAGAAAAGCTTTGCTGGTAGCTGGGAAGGACGCTTTGCTACAGAAGAATACGAAGCAGTTATGGACCAGAGCAAGGCTATTGCGCTTACAATTGACTGGGAAGATGGACGCAGTGATGTACTAAGTGGTGCAGAGATTTATCAATTAGTATTTGACAGCAATCAACCTTGGATGCTTAGTGCTAATGGTACTATCTTTACTACAGAGTTTGAAGGTGTTATTCCAGGTATTCTAAAGCGTTGGTACAGTGAACGTAAAGAATTGCAGGCGCATCTTAAGAAAGCTAAAGACGCAGGCAATGCTGTTGAAACTGAGTATTGGGATAAGCGACAGTTGGTTAAGAAGATTAACTTGAACAGTTTGTATGGTGCTATTCTTAATCCAGGATGTAGATTCTTTGACAAGCGTATTGGACAGAGTACTACACTTACAGGACGCACAATTGTTAAGCACATGAGTGCAGAAGCAAACAAAGTTATTACAGGTGTATACGATCACGTAGGTGATGCTGTTATCTATGGTGATAGCGTTACCGGTGATTCGATGATTAACACATCAAATGGCATGATTGCAATTGAAGATTTGTTTGATGCAGTTGAGGATAAAGTATTACATCCTAGT